CGTTTCGCCAGATATCATTGCGAATACTTCGTGTGCTGCCATATTAATCCTCCTACTTTAATCTGATTAAAATAACTCCTGAGCCGCCAGTGCCGCCATACATTTCATTTCCGTAGGAAGCGCCACCACCTCCGCCGCCTCCGCCGCCAGTGTTAGCACCACCAGGATTGCCCCAATTCGTTTCACCACCTCCGCCGCCTCCGCCGCCAGCACCACCGGGGCCTGGAACACTCCTACTAACACCTCCGCCGCCTCCGCCGCCAGCATATAAAGTATTTCCGCCTTCGCCAAAAGCTCTTGTTGTGCGTCCCTGGCCTGGAGCATTTGACCAGCCGCCACCATCTGATTTACCGCCTTCACCAGCTCTTATGTACGGATTTGAGTCAAGGTCATTATAGCCACCAGCACCACCAGCGGAACCGCCTGATGCATTTGAGCCTGAACTAGCACCTTTGCCCCCATATCCACCGTCAGCATTACATAAAATAACACCATTTCTTGCTACTGATGTTGATCCTCCTCTGCCACCCGTATACTTATATCCAGCTTGTCCGCTACCGCCAGCACCTACTATACAATTTAATACTTGTCCAGCTGTTACACCAATATTATAAGCAGTGTTAGTATAACCAGAGCCAGCGCCACCTCCGCCTTGTTGATAGGCTTCTTTTGTAAATCGGTATCCAGTTCCACCTCCACCACCGCCGCCAACACAGAATATATCAGCTGAAGTAAATCCATCTGGAATTACGTAATTCTGAGTTCCGGCTATCGTAACCAACGAAGGTCCTACGGTCGTATATACAGCATTTTTAACTGACGATGGGTCATATACCGGACTGTATATCTCTCCAAAGCTTGTTGTGGCATACCCAAAGCATGTAAAATAATAAGTGGTATTTAATGCTGGTAAATCCATAAATACTTGTGACCAGCCTCCAGGAGTAACATTGTCTCCTGCTCCTGCATAAATTGCATCCCAAGCAGACGCATTCCAAGCTGGATATCCACCCGTACTGGCTTTTATTATTACTCCGCAATAAGGTTTTCCAGGCGCCGCATACGGATTCTGCCATTTCAAAAGTACTCGGCGTCCACTATATGCGGCTACGCTAAAAGACAGTATACTATTTACTGTCATGGTTCCTCTCTGAGGTTCGTCGCTGTCGGCTCCATAAAATATTTCTCCGTTCAGTACGTGAGCGGCAATAGCGGTCAAACCGTCTGTATCCGCTCCTCCACTGCCATGTATAATTGCTTTCAATCCCTATTCCTCCTCTGAGCAACCCCTTAACCATACAGCAAATTCCGTGGCCGGTTTCTTGCTGTAGGAGGTTACCGTCAATATGCCATCTGTATTACACTCTGCATTATCAATCATGTTCAGGTATTTTCTTCGTATTTTTATTTTTTCTGCTTTCTGCGCCACCGTAAGTTCACTGTCACTCTTTATCAATCCCGCATACAGCTCAATCGCATCTGTTGTCTTAAGATGTTGCACTTTTATGTCTGCTGTGTATGGCGCAGCGGATTGCGTAAATGCAGGGATGGTAATTTGTTTGTCATTCCTCAGGGCATTTACTGCCCTATTCGTAGCGTTAATGTCTTTTGGACCAAACACATCGCCTTCCTGGCTATACACAGTCACATCCTGAATTTCTGATTTTCCTTCCCCATCCTGGATTATCTGATACTTTCGGTTGCCCTCAAACACATCTGCCTTGTAATTTGTCTTTAATGCCATTCTTACCTCCTGTTTCCTATTCCCCTCATGCCCAGCCTAAACGCCAGGCGCTGCTGTCCGCTCACCATGCTGTCATACATATCTCCCAGGTCCTTAAGTATCTGTTCAATATCATTTGCCTGGTAAATGCTTCCATATGTTATTTTTTTGGGGGTGGCCGGAGTACTGGCTTTCGTATAATAGGCAGCCCGCAGCGTTTTAATGTTGCCCAGCAGCCTGGACATCTCCGTATCCGTCCGGAAGTCCTCCATCCTCCACGCCTTGGTCTGTATGGTCACCCCCAGACGCCCCGCCAAAAGCGCACAGGCATCTTCCACACGGTTCAAGTCTGTATACGCTATATATGCCCTATCTGTGTCATTGGCCAGGTCATCCGCCGTCCTGTCCGTTATCAATGTGTCTAATACAGTACTCATTTCACTGTCACCTCCGCCGTAATCTTGCGCCGGCTGAATCTAAAATCCAGCTTTGTGATATTTCCTGTCATAGTCCCTTTAAATCCAGTTGCCACGTTCACACGGTTCCCCAGTTCCTGGTCGTTGATGGTGGCCCGGAAGCTGATGCTCTCATTGCTGCTGTAATACTGGTAAACCCTGTCAAGTACCGCTTGGGCATTTTGGGATGTTACCAGCGTGGCATCCTTGACTTCGGCAATGTTCTTATTCTGGGTGACTTTCGGATTTTCCTTCAGAATACTAATCGTACTATGGTTATATTTAAGCCCGGCCAGAACCACCTCGTTACCTGCTCCGGTTATGTATGCATAATTGTCCCCATGGTCGCCCAACGTCCCCCCGGTTATGGACAGGCTGTGGTAAGGCTCGGAAAACTCTATCTTGGTTGTCCCAGCAAGGATGCCCTTGTACAGCTGCGCCGATTCCACTCCCCGGTCATAGCTGTGTGCATATAACCGGATGCCGGTTATGATGTCACTGTGTTCCACCGACAGGCCCAGCCAGATGTCTCTGGCCGTGAACTCACCGGTGACCTCGGTCTGTTGTGGATATATGTACAGCTGCCGGTCGTAACTGGTATCCACCAGGGCACCAATGGCAAAAGCCAGCTGCTGCAGGGCCACACGTTTCGTACATATCGGCAGATACCCACTTACCCTCGCATCCACATAAGTATCATCCAGGAAGTATGTGATACCCTCCCCGCCCATGATGCTGGCCAGGATGTCGGATACCAGGACATCGCTGTACACACCACCCATGAACTGGTTATTATCCAGAATTCCCACAGCATCCTGTGTCTCCACGGAATACCGCTTCGCCCCCAGCTGCTTCCCATCTTTCAAATAAAAAATCCCCAGGATTGCCTCGTCAAAATACAGCGTCTGCTTCTGTCGTTTTTGAAACTCAAACGCATATTCTGACTTGTTGCGGATGGTGTAGTCCATCGTATTGATGCTTACCTCTTCGGATATCGGATTCAGCTCCATCAGACAGCTGATATTGTCAATCTCATTATCCTTGAACACACGGATGAGTCCCCAGGTTATCCCGGTCAGGAATACGTTCCGGTATGGCTTGCTGGTCTCCTGGAAGGTGATGACCACCTTGTTGTAATAATCCACGATTCCATAGCAGAAATAGCTGCCAGCATCCGGATGGTAAATCCGGTCAGCCAGCAGGGTATCATCCCGGTACCATCTGATGTTGACCTTGCTGCAATAATCTCCAGAATAATCATTAAACGCCAGGGTTATCCCCACACTGGAATAATTCTGCCCGAACGTGAATATCAACGCTGGGGGAGCCGCAAAGATTCCATTTCTGTCAGATATACTGTCACTTACGTATCCCATATCATCCAAGGTATCCGGTGCGTTGATATACCCTCCATCCATCTTGGCATATCTCGGGAGGCACATGGCATAGTCCGGAAACTCCACACCTGCCTTCAGGTCCTGCAGGTCTACGTAATAATCCTTGTCATCCGTTATGACCGCGTTATCCTCTGCAGCTCCCAGGGCAATGTCATCATAGACAATCTTAAGGCCACCGGCGTCTGTCATCCGCTGGTTCTTAAGCACCGACAACCACAGATAACGATATGGCCTGCTGGTCTCCAGGAAGGTGATTGCTACCTTGTTAAACAGTGGCACCTTGGCTTTACAGAAATACTCTACCCCATCGGGTTCAAATTCCTGTTCCTGGACCTGCTCACCATCTTTGTACCAGATAATCTTAAGCCTGCCGGCATAGTCCCCGGATACCCGGTTAAAAACCATGGATATGCCATTGCTGGTCTTAAGCCGGTCATACGTGACCGTTATCACTGGCGGCACTCCAAAGGCCCCATCCTGGCCACTCAGGGCCGTACTGATGTACCCATTCTTACCACCAGGGATTGTATCCGGGGTATTGGAATAGGTCCCATCCAACCTTGCATACCGCGGCAGGCAGTAGGCGTATGGCGGCATGTCCTGCTCAAAACTGGTCAGGTCGTCCACGGATGAGTACGGCTGCTGTCCATTGGTCTCTACCCTTATGTCCCACTTCATCGCTTCACCGCCTCCTTTGTGGTTCCATAGCTGTGAAGTTTAATGACAGCCCATCCATGCCCCAGATGTTCTTCCCGTTCCGGATCCGCAGCTTATCCTTACCCTGGCTGACGTAAGCCTGAAAAGTCAGCGTTTCCTGCCCATACGGGAAGGTCATCTCATGACTTGCATAGTTCGGATCGGATATGATGTTGTAAAACGCATCATAGGATGCCAGGTCGTCCGTCTTGGGGTAGATTTTCATGGAATAATTGTAGAAGGTTCCTATGATGTCCCTGTCCATGGTGTAATCCAAGGTACGTCCGGACAGCTCTGAGTCCGTAACAGCAAAGCCGCGCTCCAGCGAATCCTTCTCTACCTCAACGTTATAGGCCTTACCGTCCAGTAAAAAAACGTTATCCATATCAGGTACCTCCTACGATTACCAGGCTCACACCTTTGCGTGCGGCCTCCTTGTCAAGTTCCGGTTTAAGCACCCGTGCCAGCGCAGCCAGGTTCCCGGTCAGGTTCAGGACAATCTGTATTGGCCTGTTCCCTTCCGCCTGCAGGCGGCTTATCATCTCATCCATCCTGGCCACCAGATACCCCAGCGTCTCCTCCTGGCCATATCCTGCCGTGTTCCTCATGTCTGTGGACATTTCCCCGGCGCGTGGTGGGACAACCGTCCCCCTGGCCATCCTGGGCAGGTACGATGCCGCATCAGGGATGTTTATGCCGATTGGCAGCTGTACTTCCACCCCGTCAAATACATCCAGTACTCCATCCAGCCATTTCTGGACCGTGCTCCTGGATGATGCTGCCATAGCACTGATGCCATCGTTAAATCCGCGCACCACATACTCTGCAATGCCGTAGAACTCCTTGGACGGTGAGTTGATGTCAAACTCTTCCTCGGCCTCTTCCATGGCCTCACGTGCCCACTTTTTAATGGCAGCCTTTGCCATGTATGCAAAATCAGAGATACCGTCTGCAAAACCTTCGTTGATGCGTTTGGCCATGTCATAGAAGGCTGCATACATCCCTCCGGTCCCTTCCAGGTCACTGTCGCCCCAGAACCATTCCCTCACGTTCCTTGCCCAGGTCTCCATGGGTGACTGGGTCTCGGTATGGCTGTCGTCAATCTTGGTCTTGAACGCCTGGATGATGATGTCCGCGAACTTCGTCCAGGACAGTTCGTTCACCCCCTTATCCTCGGCATCCCCCACAAACCACTTACGGACGTTCTCCGCCCATGTCTCCATGACGCTCTGGGATTGTGTATAGTTTTTATTAACAGTATTGTTGAAGCCCCTCATGATGCTGGCGGCCCACTTCTTGGACTCTGCAGAATCCCCGGAGCTGATGCCGAACTTATCAGAGAACCAGCTGGCCACACCGGACGCCCAGGACTGTACCACACTCTGGGAAGCTGCCTGCTCATTTGTCACACCCTGGTTAAACCCTGCCACGGTGTTGGAGCCTATGCCGGACAACACTGTTGATGGGCTGTGGATTCCCAGCAGGCTCTTGATACCATTCACGAACGGGTCTGTGATATTGGCCTTTATGAAGCCAACCGGATTGGAGAAAAACTCCTTGACGCCGTTGCAGAATCCATCCCAAAGATACTGCCCCATCCCGGCCATGACCGTTGACGGGCTATGGATGCCAAACCCTGCCTTCACACCGTTTAAAAACGGGTCTACGACATTGGTCTTAATCCAGGAGACTACTCCCTTAGCGGCATCCACGATTCCCTTAAGCATCCCAGCCCAAACATCACCGCCGCATTCCTCTATCTTTCCATTAAAATAATCCTTTGCCGCTGCGAACCCGTCCGCTATCAGGGTCCCAATGAACTTAGCCAGAGCCCCAAAAGTAACGCCCAGCGCAGAATATAACAGCGTGTAAATCTTCCCTGCAAGACCAATCCAGTCCACTGCCTCAATGCAGTCAACAATGCCCTGCACGAAGGATGCCCAGTCTGTCTCCTGCACCACGGTAATCAAAAAGTCCAGGATACCAATGACAAATGTACTCAAGGCCTCTCCGGCCTGCGCCCACTGGAATGTCTGGAAAAATGTGCTGATGCCTGTTGCCACCTTATTGCCAAACTCCGTCCAGTCAAACGTGGATGCAAATTCCAGGAGCAGAGCGAAAGCCCCGTTAAGCCCGGATGCAATCAGGTAACCAAACTGTACCCAGTCAATCGCTCCAGTAATACCCATGAGACAGGTAGCAAGGGCAGCCCCGATAGCTCCCCAATCCGTTCCAATGATAAATCCCAGCAGACCAGATATCTGCGCCTGGAAGTATGCTCCGATAGTTGCACCAAATAAATTCCAGTCAACGGTATCAACCATTCCCATCAGACCTACCCCCAGTGCATTGCCCAGCATGAACCAGTCAATCTGCGTGAGTAACAGATATAGGGTATTAGCCAGAGTGTTGATACCGGTACCGAACATGATACCGATAGCGTACCAGTCAATCGTGGCAACCAGGCTGTTAAACATGGTCGTGAAGGCTGTCACAAATGCAGTTATCTGCGCCCCAATGTTATCCCAGCTGATAAACTGTGTGAAACTCTGTACTGCTTCATTGATTTTCTGGCCAATCAGCTGGCCGATTCCTTCCCAATCCCCAGCTGCGAACATCTCCTTCAGCCGGTTGGCAAAATCGCTGATTCCCTTGTCTATACCAACAGTCTCAAACATATCTGATGGGCTGGCTCCGCCTCCTCCGCCTCCGGATGCATCCGCGCCCTGCTGCTGTATCTGTACAAGGTCATCAAATGGAGCCAGGGCTTTCTTGGCCTCTTTACCGGCTGCACTCGCAGCCCCTCCTGTCTTTTTAAGACTGGCTGCATAATCTTCATTGGCCTTTTTGGCCCGGATGTATGTACTCCCGCCTCCCAATGCAGAAAAGAACTGGTTGATATAACTCACCGCTGTAGCCAGCAGGTTAATCAGAGTATTAAGTACCGGAGCCACATAGGACAGAATGGGTGCGAACGCCGCCGCAAAACTATTTTTAAGGTAGGTCATGTTGGTCATCAGTCCGGACATGGACTGGTTCGCACTGTCCGAATACTGCACCAGGTTCTGCATACCTTCCTTCACACCCTGTATGGCCGCCCTCATGGCCATACGGATGAGCATAAGCTTAAACATGTTGGATAGCTTCAGGATGCTCTTGCTGACGCTGTTTGAGGATTTCCCCAGTCCTTTCAAACTGGATACTGCCTGTTTGGCTTTATCGGCCAGTCCCTTTGCCAATGACTTCCCAAAATTTAAAACCGTCCTGGTAGCGGATGAAAATGCGCCTTTGACAATCCCCGGTATCTTCGACAGCTCCCTTTTGGCTGCTACCGGTATCTGGCCAAATACCCGCGGTACGTTTTTAAATGCGTTCAGGATTGACTCCTTAAGGCCTACATATCCCTGGGCCTGTTCTGCGCCTTGACTGGAAGCTTCCGATACTGCCTGTTCTGCTTCTGCCGCATCCTGCTGCAGTTCATTCATGGCCATACCAGCCTGGTTACCATATTGTTCGACCGCATCAGACCAGCTGTGGATTTCTGAAGCTGCATCTCCGAATACCGCAGCCATAGCCTTAGGGTCATAATTAAGGGATTCCGCGCTGGTCGGTGCTGAAACGGGTGCGGACTGGGCCGTATCAGATGCAGTATCCTGCATGGCATGGACACTTATGGAATCCATCTGTTCCTGCAGTGACTTGACATGCTTTGCAGATTCATCTGCGGCAGCCCCAACAGACTCTACCGCATCCGATGCCTCCCCCGCGCTTTGGGCAGTTTCCGTTATTGCCTGCCCTGCTCCATTGAACCGGCTCAATATGTTAGATGATAGGCGGTTTACCGCACTCGTCAGCCTGTCCATTGCTTTTGACAATGTGGATATTCCTTCTTCAAATCCCTCTACGTTTATCTTTGTATCAAACTTAAGACTTCCATCAGCTGCCATGCCATCACCTCATTTCCGGACATAAAAATAAGACGCCCTTTTTAGCGCCTTAGCCCAGTAGATTATTCCAATAATCAATCTCCGCCTGATCCTCTTCGGTATACCGTTTCCGGATGTCGCAGAGTTTCTTGTTGTTGCGGTAAAACTCCTGTTCCCACTTCTCCAGCTTCTTACCCTTGGCCTTCTTCTGACGGATTCCCAGAACCGTAGAAAAAGCACCCTCTTCTATCTCCATGAAATATCCAGAAAAAGTCCACCAGTGGATGTATGGGGCCGCCCTGGTCTCCATACCGGCCACTTTGTTGATGGCAGGGAATAGGATGGGCTCATCCTGCTCCCAGTCCATGACCTTCTTAGCCGGTTTTTTGTCATCCTCTTCCTGTCCGCAGTCCACGAACCACTTGGCCTGCAGTATGGCTTCCTCCATGTGCTCTTGCGGTATCTGATAAAATCCATCCCGGTACAGGCGCTTCATGAGGATTTCCAGCTTCTCCGCCGCCGAAAGCTCCGGGTCGGAACAGGCAGCCAGGAAAACAAGTATGTTCCGGTAATCTGTTTCAATGGGATAGTCTGCCCCGCCCACATCAAGGCTGGTTGGTAACCGGCCAATCATTTCTCTATATCCTCCAGATACTTCCTGGACTTTTCCCGGTTCTTCCTGGTATACTCCTCGACAGCAGGCTTCATCAGCACAAGCAGGCCATCCAGTACACCTTCATACAGGTATTTCTGGCCAACAATGCATAAAGGGGATTGCCCTGCGAAAATCGTGTCATACACATCAGACAGGAAGATACCGTTGAACGCCTTACGCATTTCCTCGGAAAATTCAGCCACGTATGCGCCGCCCTTTTCCAAATCACTTTTAGGGGTCCCGTCCGGATTCAATTCAATCCCTTCCGGGGGACTGTAATTTTTAAAATGTTTCTGCACATCCAACACACGGTTGATGATTTCCGGGTCTGCCGGGTTGAACCGAATTATCCTGGATGGGTCGTCATTTACCGAAAAACTCTCATAGCCGTCATCAAATAACAGGCTCTTCATCTTCTTTGCCATCAGGTTTTACCTCCTCTTTGACTTCTGCCAGCGGCACAGCCGCCGCCGGCTCCGTTCTTCATGCATCTGCTGTAAACGTCTTTGTAGCAAGTACAAACTTACCCTTAACCCTGTTTCCAGTGTGGTGCACATTAAATGGAATCTGATACCCAGTGGTATCTCCGCCATAGCTGGACACTTCAATGATTGCATCTTCCTTATACGCCACATAGGTACCTTCCGCTGATTCAACTGGTTCCCAGAGATGTACCTCCACCACACTGGTCTTAAGGTCATCCAGCGTCTGCCGTTGGTCCACAATCCCCTGCAGGCGCTCAAACAATGGCTCCCCAATCTCAGCATAGTACGGGTCAGCGGATGCCTGGGGCTGGTAGCTGTCCAGGTTTACGGACGTCTCCCCCCATATGTTGTTCTTTGTCTCCACGTTGGCGTTCATCTCCACGATGTACTCCTCCAGGTCCTTCCCCAGACGGCTATAATCAGCCTTACTGGCGGATGGGAGGGCTGCATCGATATAATGCACCATCCATTTCCTTTTAATCTTTCCAGCCGCAGGGATTGATTCCGCAAACAGCTGTAACTGCATTTTAAGCATGGTTATACCTCGCTTTCTATTTTGTAGGTCACCTGTATCTGTATCTGGTACAGGATTCCATCGTTAACTGTCTCTCCCATGGGCTGCATGGCCATTGCGTTGGATGTGATTGCTTTCAGGAACCTTGCTTCCAGCTCCTGTCCTCCGACAATGGCAGTAAGGCCACCCTCCTCAGGCAGCTGCTCCAGCCAATATCCCAGTTCCAAAAGGAAATTGCTGTTGGCCAGCCGGCAGTAATCCGTGAAGGATGGCGCCACGGCATACATGGCAAAGTTGTGACGCCGGGTCTGGTTCCCCAGCATGTCCTCCTTGACAAGGCTGTCCCCATTGCTGGACAGGCCATAACTGGAGCCCGGCGCCGTGAAATCCACATGGATATCTCCATCAACCAGAAACTCCGATATTTTGGGATACTCCGTCAGTTTCTGCCTCATAAAATCTATGATTGTCAATTACTTCCCTCCTCTATCTATCATGGCTTGTGCCGCCTGCAGGATATCATCCTTATGGTCGGCCTTCATCCGGTCAAAAAACTTCTTTCCGCGCATAGGAGCACCGGCATAGGCCAGTTCCCGGTCCGTAGGGACTTTTATCTCGTTTTTCTTTGCCCAGGCGCTGCCCGTTGTCGGGGACACGTACAGGATACCCTCATGCAGATAATGGGCATATGGCCCTGGTATGTCAATCTGGCCGAAACCAATCACCGTGGCCATGACCATCATATGCTCCAGCTCCCCTGCCTGTCTGCGCGGCATGTAGTCGCTCATATACCGCATGGTCTCACTGTCCACCAGTTTCTGCACCGGTCCTTCAGGTTGCAAGCCGTGGTTCTGCAACACAGCCTCAGAAGGCAACATCTTAAGCTCCACCTTCACAGTCCCACCATCCTACTTACAGGCCAGTTCATAATGTTGTACTGATTCACTGCCGTACAGCCGTTCATCTACAGTGGTCACCGTCAGGAACCCATGTGCAGCCTTAAGGGCCGCCAGGGACTTCGACATGGCCTCCTGGCTGCTGCAGTCTATCCCATCCTCAATGATGCCCTTGACAGCCAGGTCCTTGCCCTGTGTCAGTTTTATGGGACCGTCCAGGCTTTCCAGTGGGATGACCAGGAGGACAGATGTGCCGTCCCGCTGGCCGGTCTTAAGATAGGTGGACTGTCTCACATCCTCCCAGTACACACCCTCTATGGGCATCCTGGTGTACTTCTCGGCCTTCCCTTCCTTGCTGTACAGGTACAGCGTCACATCCGCATTGGTATACATATCACACCCCCTGGTAACACAGGCCGGTATCTGCCAGCCACTTCATAACAATGTTGCGCTGTTCCCTGGCCACAGCCTGTGCCGATTCCTGTGCGCTGGTAAAGCTGACTGAATAAGTACCAATATTCTCCGATGTCTTCCCCCCGGATTCCTTCTGCTGCTTCTCCCGGCGGTACTCGGATTCCGCCAGTTCACAGCAGCACATCTGTACTTCCTCCGGAACCTCTGGCACCGCCTTCAGGCGGCTGAACGTATACCGGTCAATGACCTGACTGGCAGACTGAGCGTAAAAAAGGAAGCCAGTTGTGATGACCGGCTTCCTCCCCTTCAGGTAATCGTTGATATAGTACATTTCGTCAGTGTATGCCTGCATCAGCGTCACCTCCCTAATCAGCCGTTAGTGATAAGGCGAGCGATTGGAAGAGCCTTCGGATCAAACTTAATATCCCAGTTGGCTTTAGCAAAAAGCTGGGCATCTGTCGGGGATTCTGTCCAGCCAGAAGACGGAATCTTAAAGCTAAATCCGTTGGGATGGATGGTCTCGCGCATACGGATAATCAGTTCATCCTGTCCGCCGTTCTTCTTAGCATCCCTCACTGTCTCCACAGGCACATCAACTCTGCCACGTGCGGTACGGATGACTCCGCTTCCAAACAGATAGGTGGTGTACTTAGCCAGATCTTTATTGGCTCCATCACCGCCAACCTTCTCCACTGGTACGCCGTCATCCACAATGACCGTATACCCATTCACGGACCCCAGCGCCATCGGCCTCTGAATCCCGTTGGCATCAGTCTGTCTCCAGTATTCCAGAAGCTGGAGATTTTCAAGAGTCTTGGCTACATTGGAATGCATGATTGCAAAGCTGAACTGGTCTTTGTGATCTCCACACGCCTCCGTGGCCAGATCATTTAGATCAGTTTCCTTGATCTTCCTCGCCTCCGCTGTGGAAGATGTCAGTTCTAACGTGTGACCATCCGCCCACTTCTTGGTATAACCACTCGCCCCTGTAATCCCAAAGATTGCATTAGAAATACCAATCAGCCGCATCTGGCGCCGCTTCTGCCAATATCTGGCAACGGATGATACAATGTGTCCCATTGGATCAGCACCAGAAAGCTCTGCAGTAAAATTACGAGCAAAAAAGCCTTTTGCACGGCCATAGACAACGCCTGTCTGAGAACCGCCGCCAACTTCCTCTACGGTAATGTCTGTCTTGCCATCGTAGTTCAGGTCCTCACCTTCCAAGGTGTTGTAAAACGGGATCGTATAAATGTTGCCGCTGCTCTGGATCATCCCCGCAATCGTTGAATCCTCCACAACTGCCCCGGACTGAATCATAGCGGTATAGTACGGATCCGGTGCCTCATTCCACATGTCAAGGAAAAGTTCCTCGTCAAAGGGTATTCCAAAAATCATACCTGGCATAATTAATTATCTCCTTTCAGTTCTGTATATTTTTCTGGATTGTTCTGTTTTAAGTCAAGCCGTTCTTTATAGCCCATGGCCTTGAACTGCTCTTTTGTGATCCCCAGCGCCGCACCCTTGGTTGACCCTACAGGATTGTTGATGGGTTCTGTGGCACCAAAAAGATACCCATTCTCTTTCTGGCACGCCTCAATAGCTGCTTTGATATCCGCAGTCTGGTCCTTGGATGCCTTAAGGGTATCGACATCCAACAGGGCCTTGATGGCTTTTGCATTACGTCCACCAGCCGCAATAATGGCAGCCTCCAAGGATGTGCCGAACTGCATGTCAGCAATCCTTGCCTCATACTCTGTTTTGGACTGCTCATACTTCGTCTTGTACTCCTCGACCTGCCCTTTCACCTGGTCATAATCCTTGAAGCCGTCAATTGTGGTGTTGGCTTCCTGGAGCTGTGTTTTAGTCTGTTCCAGTTCTGCTTTAGTCTGCTCCAATTCTCCCTTGGCTGCCTCAACATCACTGTCATTTTCAGCCATGATACTGTCCACCTGTTCCTTGGTCAGGCCCATGTCCTCTAAAAATTTACGTTTCATACTGCTCCTTTCTCACTACGTTCTGCTTTCTACGGGGTCGCATCCCTTGTGGTGGTAGTTTTACGCCGTGCCGGGCAATTTTGGATATAAAAGTAGCACCCAGGAAATCCTGCGTGCTTCACTCATTTCTTCTTTCCATTCCAACACAATATGATAATCGTCAGACAAATGATTGCCGTTATCTGCGCTGCCGGTGTCATGTTATCACCCCTTTCCCGTTGCAATATCGCAACAAATAAAATACCACCGGCCATTAATGACTGGTGGGTTGAACTATGCCTAATTTGACATCTTAAACATATTGTAGTATAATATGGATAAGATATATTTTAAAGAGGAACAGTACCTGACCCCCACTTATTGGGTTGGGCCATCGTTTCTCTTTAATTTTTTCTGATTAAGATTTTTCTTATCTGGCCATCCTTAATAAGTATTATTTTATCTACAAAGGTTGTATGTCATGTTTGATTTCATCTTCATCCAGATGTGCCATAACATTCATGGAAACTTTCGTCACTGCCGGCTCGTAAGTTGCAAGAAAGATATCCGGCTTACATGGATATATCTCCCCAGCTATACCACGGATAATGTAATCCCCGATATTGGCTTCGTGTACCCCTTCCAGTGTCCGAATCATGAATTTCACTTCTGGGGTTCCCTCGTTTTTAAACCAGGCACTTCCATTCCTGACTGCCTCGATAATCCACTCAGGGTCATCCTCCTGCTCCGGCCCTCCCGTCCACTGGAATGCCTCAATTACCACTGGTTTTTTCCTGTACTTCATTTATGCTCCTTTCCGTTGCGATATCGCAACAATAAAATACCACCGGCCTTATTGACTGGTGGTATCAAATCATTGTATTTTTATTAAACACATAACCTACATCCCCATGAAAAACTGCAAAAACATCTTCCTTTGTCCTTTGTTCGATTCGAGGAAGTCTTATTTCACCCCTTTGGATTTGAATGGCGGCATCCGATGTTCCGTTTATTCTCATACAATACTGTAGATATAAATAATCCTCTACTGTCATCCCTGGATAGTAAAATGGACATTCCCTACGCCATGATGGTATACTCATCCTTTAATCACCTCATACTTCTCAAAATAAAGCTCTGCCATCCTTTTACAACAACGCTCCTCTTTTAACGCGGCAAATTGGTACGTTTCGATTTTACCACTTTTCATCTCAGTCCGCAATGCAGACATGATATCATCAAACAAATCCGCATCCGTAAATGCACTTCCTGTTTCGAATCTCCTGATATTGTTCTCAACATAATATGCCGTTCCGTTATGGCCTGCAGCAACATTTCCAAAAAGTGCCTTTTCGGTGACAAATGTATTGATGTCACTATATGAGAACCCCCTATTGTCAGCGTGATTATGCACAGATATCACACTGTTGTCCGGCTGACTTCTCAAATAATCAAAAAAATCTTTCCCGAATATCTCCCCTGCTGTTCCGCTGGTGTAATACCGTACCTCTCCGGATTGTATATTGACAGTAAACCCATGCTCGTTTCCGTCCTCCGCTCCCAGTTTTATGGATTGCCTACATGCATCTGACACTTTTGATATAATTTCTTCGGAAACGCCGTCAATCTTAATTTTAAATTCTGCCTGGTCATTATATTCCCCATGTCTTGTTGTGATTGACGAAAGCGCTGTATCTGAACTAGGATTTGCTGGTATCTTTAATCTCTCCCGTTGCTGCCGCAGCCCCATTTCCTTGGAAAAGTCCACGTAGGCCTTGTTGGTCAGTCGTAGCCGGCACTTAGCAGCCGTGATATCTTCCTTATCAGCTCCTGCCTTCTTCAGCAACTCTACATCCTGTTTCTGTTTCCGGATGGTACGTTCCAGTTTTCGCTGATGCTGTAATGCCGCATATGTGTCATATTCCCGGCCTCTATATACCCTCTTCTCATTTTCCCGCCGGTTCTGCTCCGCCAGCCACTCATCCGTGTACTTACGTTTGGATATACCTGGGATGAAGACGAAGGCTATATGGTAGCAGTTGATTCCTCCAAAACCTAACATCTGTCCTTTTCCGCAAACGGTCCGCATCTCCTCACTGCTATAGACCTTTCCCTGCCAGCTCTGGTGGTTCAGATAGCCTGTCCCGGTGTTTCTGGCACCCATGTGCCAGTCCACCTCGCAGTAGTCTGTCTGCAGTGCCTCCATGTTCTTCTCGTTGACCTTATCTGTCATCTGGGAAACGCCGGTCATGACCGCGCGCCTTGCTGCCACCTCGATGCGGTCAGACTTCCCGGATGCATAATCCACAGTCCGGATGCCGCTGGCCGTCATCTCGTCAACCACCTCACCTATGGCCTGGCTGTACGTCCTGGTGCCGGTGGCAATCCCCAGCATTGCCTTATCCAGGCTGCGTTCCAGGTATTCAGATAGCGGCGTGAATACCTTCTTGCCGCCCATCGGCACGTTGAAGCCCGTGGTCTGGGTGATGTTCTCCATCGACCGCAGGCTGCCTTTGGTCTGCCTCCTGGCAGCATCCACGACTTGCTGCAGCCATTGGTTATCCTCATAGGGCTGGTAGTCCTTGCCAGCAGCCTCGTAAATCTCTTTGTTGCGTATGTAATCAGACCTGGCTGCCTGCTCATAGATGTCATCCACCTGCAGGTCAGTCTTTTCCAAAGCCTTACTAATCAGCTGCTTAATCCGAATCCGGCTTGCCCCTATGGCATCCATCCTGACCAGCAGCCAGTCAATGACCGGCGTAACCTGCGCAGCTTCCTTGATACGCTGTATGATTTCGTCCATGATGGATAACTCCAGTGCTGTCATGGTACGTTCCAACGGTTTGGGCAGCTTCTCCAGTTCCTCAGGCGTCATGATATCACTCCTCCGTCAATACTGGTTCCGGCAGGTTCTTGGCTGCCTCCTCCAGGGTTTCGCCGTACCACTTGGCCCTGTACTCTTCCGGCCTCATGATTCCTGCCGCCAGATCCTGCCTGTCCTGTTGACGTTCTGTCTCTTCGTCTACCAGTATGCTGTCTTTAAAGTTACACAGAAACTCATACCCGGATTGAGTGAGCGCATTGTAAAAAGCCAGGGCATAGGCTAGATCCTCCAGGCAATCCTTGAGGTTGGACTGGATGGCCTTAACCATATTGTATTTCCGTTTCTTGGCGATCTTGGCTTCGGTGGCTGTCTTGTCGACGTCATTGACATCCGACAGATCACCATAAGATAGGCAGACATTAAACTCGATCCGCCGCAGATAGGCATTCAAGCCGTTGATAAGGCTCTGGTCCCTGAGCTCCGGACTGTACTCCTTGTATAGCTCTTCTCCGGACGTCCCACCGGACAAATTCAGTCCGCGGTACAATCTCCGGTTAAGCTTCGGCATCTCGTACTGCGTCTGTCTATCGGGTCCAAACACAGGAGCCGCCTGCAATGCGGTGGCATCTACGTGAATGACACGCTCGCCGCTCTCAAACTCCCAATCCAGCCGACCAAACTGCATGTCTGTCTTTTTGATCAACTTGATAGCTGGCTGGTAGATAGACACCCCGCAGGGAGATCCATCTACTTCATTTTTAATGGGGTTACGGTAATAGCCAAAGTCGGGCCGTTCCACTCCCACATAGGTCGTATCCTCTGGGAGTCCAGCCCAATCTTCCACCATATCGAGCGGCACTGACCGGCCAATATTGTTCATATCTGAAGATCTGTATGCAAGGTTCTGGATATTGAGCACCTTATTTTCGCCCCAGGTGTGTACTTCAAAGCGAATGAAATAATCATGATCTGCCACCTTTTTAACATCCACAAATGCCACCCGCGTCAACCGACCGCGTACATCAAACTTCAAAGGGATGAACCGCTCCTGAGTGATGTACTCCACCTTATCCTCTCCCAGTGGCTTGATACAGAAGGATCCTAGAGCAAGCCCGCTCTGTAGGTTCTCGTTCAGATCCCGGATGGCTGACTGGTATATCTTATCCATCTGCTCGTTAGAGATACTGGATTCCATCTCATTCAGGCAGACGTTGGCGAACTCCCTGCAGATACCCTGTTCAATCTGCAGGGAGTCCACCTGCTCGTCCACCCATGGGGCCCCTCCGCGATACATGGCTGCCCACTTCTCAATCGCTGTAATCATGTCTTGGCTGATTGCGATATCCTGACCAAACAATTCCTTTAAGGTCCTGATTGGAAACATCCTACGAAACACCCCCTTTACTGCGTTTTTTAGCTTATCAAACAATCCATCACCCGCCTTTTACTGGCCTTTCTTTTTCCATATCCGATTAGTCGCATACCTTGTAGCGTCAATACAGTGGTCTTTTCCATCCGGATATCCGCTGATCACATTGCCGTCCTTATCTCGATCATACTCATAATCCATGAACTCCTGGGCCGCCACCGGGCACCGAACGTTATCAATGACAATCTCCCGTAAAGATTGAAGCCACTTGAAGGAATACTCTCGACTCCCAGGACCCTTATCTGCTCCTCGTGCCAGTAATCCATAAGCCCGGTAATCACCCACGGATTTGTCCTCCGCACTGTCACATGTAATCAGGTCATTACCGGTGATACCCAGCTCTATAAGCTTATCCGCTGTCTGCCGGTTGCTCTGCTTATTGCAGGTGTATTCCTGCCAGACATAGAGTGTATGCCGTGCTGGATCATAATGCGTGCGTACAAAAGCATACAAATCTGGGTACCAGCCCCAGTCAACACCATTCAGAATATTGTCAAACTGCGATATCTCATCATCGGTTATCTCCCGGATTGTCACGTTATCAAATACGCTGCCACCGCTTCCGTTGGCCACGCCCATGTATTCATTATCGTAAGCTTCTGGATTAGTCTCTTTTAAAAATTCCGCTTCTTCCAGAAACGGCTTGCCCAACCATTTAAGCGGCACGCCCAGATAAGTGCTTTCCGTCACCAACCTAGATGCCTTTGGCACCTTGATGTACTTGTTTGCCCAGTTGCTGGCCGTCTTAGGCGGGTTGAATGACTTGAAGATATAGGCAACATCACCGCCACGAATGACGGACTGCTCAATCTTACGGACTGACTCAGGCCCTGTGAACTGGTCCAACTCTTCCAGCCAGAGAATGCCGATGTATCCGAAGGGGACCTTGATGGATTTGACCTTGCCAGGGTCATCAGCACCACGGAAGTATATTTTCTGTCCCGTACTGATTCGGGTTATCTCCATCGGGCTGACGGTTGCATGGAACTCCTCTGACAGCTCCAGGGCTTCAATCGCCCATAGAATCTGCTGGTACACAGAACTGCGCATGGTGTCTGCCACTTGACGCATGACAACGGCATGCATCTGGTCATTCTTCATGATGAGGTCAATGACTTCCAGTGATGTAAAAGATGACTTTGTAGAACCTCGACCACCAGGGAATACATATTCTGTATGTCCATGTTCCTGTATATCAAAAACAACCGGAGCAAATACCGGGGCCACCATATTGGATGGGATGCCCGTGTATTTGACCGGTTGGTCATTATCTGTATCTGGTTGTAATGCCTCAGCCTGAGCCCTCAGATGGACTATCTTAGCCAACTGCTCCTCAATATCCAGGTCGGACTTAAGTGTCTGCCCCAGGGTGTCACGGATGGCCTCATAGGCCCTCACATTGCCTGCCAGTGCCTTTTTAATCACGGCAGCATTCACGGCACTTTCCAGGGTGCTGTCAAGCCCCAGAGCTTCAAGGACCGGCGTCCACTCCGGGTTGTCAATCTCTGCTGTCAGAAGCATGTTAAGGGTGCGCCGGAAGTCTGCCTTTCGCCTCCGGGCCTCGCCGGATGCCTTGCCGCCTTTCGATGCAATTTCCAGTAGTTCGCTTGTGGTTCGTTTGTCAAATCCCTTATCTTTTATGTCTTCATATCCCAAACACCTCACCTTCCAATCCTGGCTGTTTTTACATAGAAAAGCCCCCGCCATATCAGCGGGAGCTAATCCAAAGGAGAAAATCAAAGCACTGTATTATCTGTCTGAATAGCGGGGGCAGGATTTGAACCTGCGGCCTCCGGGTTATGGGCCCGGCGAGCTGCCAGACTGCTCTACCTCGCATCAATACCGGCTCGTCACCGGTATGCTCCAACTCACGCCGCGGTTGGCTTACGGATACCTTGCACCAGTATGGTATCAACTGGGAGCTGCTCTCTATCCGATTTGCGAAGCTATGAGGAGGCAGGAGAACGTCAGCTTCTAATTAGCCACCAGGGTATGGCACCTGGCGGCCGTTATTTGTGGGGAGGATGCAAAATCAATCAGCTTTCCGCTTCATCCAATTCTGCATATTACAATTATAAATCATCCAAACGGACATGACAAGGACACGATTTTGACACGCTCCTGTCAAGTATCTAATCCAGCATGAGGGCATCAGCCCCAAAGAGATATACACTAAGAATCCCCGTAAGTTCCGTTATCCACCGCCTGGCTGTCCGCTCTCCATATCCGTAAATCTCTGCAATACTTTCGTATGTCATCCCATCCAGATAGAAATACTTGAATGCCAGATACTTCTCATGCGTATTCTTCCGACACTCCTCATCCTCCAGGAGCTTCAAACACTTGTCTATGTGTCCTATCATGACAATACTCCGGAGCTTGCTCTTGAGGATACTGTTGATAAAGATATCTTCCTCTGTGAACTCCTCCAGTTCATCGCCATTATCCATGTCGGACAGTTCTGCCACTCCCTCCTCCACGCTCTGACAGATGCGGTTATAATTCTCCATCAGCTTCTTGGTGTTCTGGAATACCTTTATTCTCTTTTCCCTCCGGAGTTGCCTCTCATGCTCCTTAAGGGCTTCCCTTGCGGCCAGCCTGGCCACTTCCTCCAATGCTTCCGTCTGTTTCACCGGCCTCACCTCCTCCCGCATCCAGCCACGGGCACGCCCAGCACCCGTACCGTATCCTGCCCTTGTTGTTGCGCTGGCCGTCACACCCGCGGCGCCCGTTGTCTATGTAGCACTGTCTCATAATACCGCATCACTCCCTTCGGCAGCCGGCGCAGTCCCGGAACCGGGCACAGGCTGGTGTATGCATAGACCGGCATCCTGACGGACCATGTATCCGGCGGTGGCTCCCGGATGGCTGACTCTGCCAAAGCCGCTACAGCTGATGCCCGCAGGACCTTGTTGGCCTTGGCCTGCTTACTGTCTGCTTTCTTTCTCAATCAGGTACCTCCCTTCGTATCACAAATGTCAGTTTAATGTGTCAATGATGACTTACTTACCAACCCAATTTTTCTCATTTTTTTCATAAATAACTTCATTTCGTAATATGTAAGTCCGGCACAGGTGTTACCAATCTTCTTATTGTCCATCAAATCTTTATCATATGACTGAATAATGTGTTTACCTGATTTTTTATGTAATAAATCAACGCATTGTGTATACTTATATTTTTTATTGTATCTTTCGTAACAGGCTCCGTATTCATCGTCTGATACCTTTGTAAATCCAATTTCTTTTAACTTGTCATCAATATTTTTAAATAATTTCATCATGTATTCCTCTTTCTCCGACACTCAGCAGTCGGCTGCTAATATTAATTTTTCCGCTTAATCAACGTAGCAACATAACTACTCCGCTTTTCACCTATAGCAAGCTCAATCTTTACCAACCCACGGTGCTCCAACGCCTTCATGGTGTCAGTTCTAATGGTTTGCCCCGGCAAATTATAGGCCTCCCAAAACGACCAATTAGGAAGTTCACATAAATAAAATTCTTCTTGTTTCATAAGTTCCACGGCTTGTTCCATTCTTTTTGATAGTTTCAAGCTTTTCATTTTGTATTTCCTCCGGAAATTTTAATATTTCGGAAGTGGATAAGCCACAGGCGCATCAATAACTAATTGTTTTAAAGCTGTTCTTTCGTTAAGCTGGGCCACATATCGCATATAGCAAGGGCTTGATGATGGAGTATCACAAACCCTGTTTCTGGCTAATTCTTCTAGCCTTACAATTTCATTGTACAGAGCCTCACGGCTGATTAAATCATTGCTCATTTTTTCTCCCTCAAATCTCAGTTTTGTAGATTAAGCAAACTTAACACCCACTCAAAATCCTCTACCATCTGTCCTTTGAAATTATGGGGATAGTCCGAACATGCCTTTAGCTTTTCAATTCTTTCCTCAATCTGTTCCTTTGCATCATCATAATTTGCTAGCCGCTTCAGCTGAGGTTGAATAATTCTGCATTGCTCCTCTGATAAGCCATCTGTTAAGGCAATCATGCCGTTAATTCTCTGATAAAAATACACTCCATAATCCATCCTCTTTTCCTTTCTCCGGTTCTATCAGAAAATTCTAATTTTCGTAATTATCCTTGATGCTCTGGTTCCTTACACAACATGTGCATTTCTGATGTCGCTTTCCTTTCCACTTGCACTTGTCGCAGTTCATCATCCTGTAATCATTCAGTGCTGATTCGCTCCACCATCCGCATCCGATACTTGAATCAAGGAAATACGGTGCTCGTCTTTTCGGATCCACACTCTCAATGGTGGCCTTCGCGAGAAAGGAATCTCCCACTTTATATTTCATCCTGTACCTCCATCAAATTCTAATTTTGACGAGTAAGCAAATCCGGATTATCAAAGATGTTTCCGATAATCTCATATTCGTTTAAATCGCTCCTTAAATTAAACCGTCTCCATTTGCTGAATAAAGCAAAACCGCCATCATTCCACCTGACAGAAAACGCATCAAATCCTGCGAAATTATGTCCTTTCCCATCGTCTTTTCCGTATCTGCTCGTTCTTACAATATCATTCTCCCAAATCTTCTGGACGTTCTTATCTTGCAGTCCGGTATACTGACAGACGGTTTCTGGAACTATTTCAACCCATTCCGCATAACGCTCGTCATATCCATGGCCATCATCATATACCGGCAAGATATAGTGATGTCCTCTACATTTTACATAAAAACCTGTCTCCCACTCGCCATTGTCCAATCTCTTTGCCTTAAATGAATATCTGTCCATATCTCCCCATCCTAAAATTTCGATTTAATCGTAAGAAGCTGCACTTGCATCCAACTCAATACCCTCCATCACTGCCCTGGCTTCAAGAACTGCAATATAATCAGTCATGGCAGAAATCTGCATGTTATATGTACTTCGTGGGCAGGTTGGAACAAACCCAAGCTCTATTCCCCTGTCCCATTTATTCAGCATATTAGCCAATCCTCTGTATCTGATAACTAACTGCTGATACTCTGCAATAAATCTCTTTTTGTAATCTGCACTATTCATTCCTTCTACTGTATCCGCTAATTTCATCATGTCTTCCTCTTTTCTCCCACACTTAGCAGTGGGCGGCTAAATAACGATTTATGATATCATCCTATCCACGTAACCTAAGACACATACATATTTTTCCGCCAGCTTACAAGATGCCTTACTTCCTCTCGCCGCCTCGTTTTTCTCCCTCCGGATCTGTTCCTCAAGCCATTCACGTATTTCCCGCACCTGCTCCTCATTCGGCCAGGAATGGCTAAGCTGCTTAAGCATTTTACGTATCTGGCTCTTTCCCGCACCGGGGAGGAATGTATCCAGGTCTATCTCCATCCACCCATTAGGAATGCAGAATCTAATTACCATCCTTTATCCTCCTTATCCTCGCCTTAAGGCTCTCCATCACCCAGTTCTGCGCGTCATCCTTGCGCTGCAGGGCCTGCATTACATCCTCATCGCGCGTTCCGCTGCACACCAGATGGTGAATAATCACTTTCTCTGTCTGCCCCTGGCGGTGCAGGCGCTTATTGGCCTGGGTGTATAACTCATAGTTCCATGTAAGGCCGAACCAGATGACGTGGTTCCCGCCCTGCTGCAGGTTCAGGCCGTAGGCGCTGCTGGCCGGATGGGTCAGCAAGATGTCAATCCTCCTGGCGTTCCAGTCATCCTCATCCCGTGGTGTCTTAAGCTCCCTCACCCTCAATCCTGTTTTCTCCAGGGCCTTAAGGATTCTTGTCCTGTCGTGCTGGTAGTTGTAGAACACCAGTGCCGGCTTCCCCTGAAGGGATTCTATCAACTCCGTAAACGCCTCCAATTTGCAGCCGTGAACCTCATGAACTTGACGGTCCTCGTCGTAAATGGCCCCGTTGGCCAGCTGCAGCAGCTTATTACTCAGGGCCGCCGCACTGGTTACGCTAATGTCCTCCCCGTCCTCCGGCAGCTGCAGAACCATCTCACGCTCCAGCTCACAGTAGGATTTAAGGGCCTTTGCGTCCAGCTCCACCGGTATCTCATGGTACGTGATATCCGGAAGCTGCAGGTAATCCTCCGCCTTCATACTGATGCAGATGTCGGATATCTTCTCCAGGATACCTTCCTCACTCCCAGGCTTAGCCTCGTAGCTGTACACCATGCCGTCTGCTCCGCGCTTGTCCGGTTGGAAATACCGTTCCCTGAAGTGGGTGTACCGTTTTCCCAGACGCTCACCGCCGTCCAGCAGGAATACCTGGGCCCACAGGTCATCCAGACCATTGGGGGACGGGGTGCCTGTCAGCTCCACCATCCTTTCGATGCGCTCTCCTACGCTGGCCAAAGCCTTGAAGCGTTTAGCGCTGTGGCTCTTAAAACTGCTGCTCTCATCCACCACCACCATGTCAAAAGGCCAGGCATTCCTGTAATAATCTACCAGCCACACCACGTTCTCGCGGTTGGTGATGTAGATGTCTGCCGGCGTGTTCAGTGCTTTGATCCGCTTTGTCTGGCTTCCCAGTACCGGGGATACCCGCAGCATTTTTGTATGGTCCCACTTGGCAGCCTCCTTCGTCCAGGTTCCTTCCGCCACCTTCTTGGGGGCTATCACCAGGACCTTCCTGACCTGGAACCGGTTATACTTAAGCTCCTTAATGGCCGTTAGTGTGGTTACTGTCTTGCCAAGGCCCTCAACCCATATCTAAGAACAGGCCTAACTTTTTAATCTCAATGATTTGATTAATACAGTGCTGCTGATAGGCATGTGGCTTAAATATCACAGGGCATCACCTCCTTTATGCTCCTTTTGTGCTTATTTTCCATCGGACTGGACCTCTTTCTCGAACTGCCGTAACTTCAGTCCGCATCCGCAATCCTCCAGGAACTGCTCCATTTCCCGGATTCCTCTCAACACCCTTACGTCCTGTCCCATGTCCAGGAGGCGTTTTATCTGTACCTTCTGCAAAGCGCTCGGCTTCCCGCTTTCGGCCTTAAGCTCCACGAACACCGGGCGCATACCGGGCAGTATCACGATCCGGTCCGGCACCCCATCGTTGCCAGGACTTACCCACTTATAGGCTCGGCCTCCCAGTTTTCTTACCTCCGCCACCAGGATTTTCTCTATATCTTTTTCCAACATTGTCATACCTCCAAATACCAAAAGTGGTTTGGCGTAGGGCCGTCCTCATCAAATTGGTGGAATGTTTTAACTCCCAGTTCTTTCCGGGCGGCTTTCAATTCTGACCTTTTAAAACCTTGCTTTTTCGCCGCCTCCCTTACGTCATCACACAAATGACACTCCCTATCTTTTAATAAATTTTCCAGCCAGTCCCTGCAATCAATAGTCTCCATGCTACAAACATCCTCCTATATCGCGTATTGTGTGTATATCAGGTGTGTTAGGTGTTATGTGTGTATATCTATTCTATCTATTTTTATACTTATATAGATAATTGGTAGTCATAGTAGTTAGATATTAGAAAACCTTGTATCTTCAACGTTTTCCACGTCTACCGTGGTCTACTACTATCCGTCTACTTGGCTACTTACCGCATGTCTACCAACTACCGTCTGACTATTTTCGTTCTACCATGCTAAGTAGTCACGCGCTCAAACCCTTTCTGGTTTCCATAGGGTCCAAATCTTCTGGGCGTTTTTATCCTCTTCCATCCTTTGGTACTTAGCAGGATATTGTTGATTTCTGTACTGTCACTGCGCTTCATGTACCGCTTTTCACCTCCATAACACTCCTCCCAAATCTCTACTGCGCACACTTTATTTCTCTTAACGAGCTCCACGCTCTCATCATGCTGGAGGAATCCATTTAAAAACTGTCTCCGCTGACCGATGGTCAGCTGGTCCCAATTTGACGGTATTGGTTTCTCCAGGAAGTCCTGTATAATTCCCTCTTTCCCCGACAGCTCTTTGTGGCTCTCCTGCTGCTCCATGGCCATGGCCTCTATCTCTTTAGACAGATACAGCGGTTCCCCCATGGCCCAGTACATATATGCCTCGGCCCATATCTGGTCCACCTCCTGCGGCATATCGGTCCAGATGTTTTTCTGTGCCGGATGCAGGCCCACATCCACCGGCCAGAACCGGCGGTTGCCCGTTGCGTCTTTCAGAAACTCATTGTCGTTACTGGTCCCGAAGAACACACAGCGCCTCGGGTGCTTCTCTGTCTGTCTGCCATAGGCCGCTCTGTAGATGTCATAACACTTGCTTAAAAACTGTTTGATGGCGGATGTCTCCTGCTTCGTGAAGGCCGTGAGTTCTCCCACCTCATTAATCCAGGTTCCCTGTATCAGCTCCGCGGCATCCTTTCCTTCGAATGATGTAAGGCTGTCCGAAAACCACGCCTTTCCCAGATTGGCCAGAAACGTACTCTTACCAATTCCCTGCGGTCCTGTAATGATGGGCATATTATCATATTTCACACCGCCCACGACTGCCCTTGCCACGGCCGCGCACAGAGACTTACGCATGACTGCCCTTGTATAAGGCGTGTCATCGGCTCCCAGGTAGACACTTAACAGGGTATCCACCCGCTTTACGCCGTCCCATGCGAGGTTCTGAAGGTACTGCTTAACCTCGTTAATCTTGTTCTGTTCGCCCACGATTGCCAGGGCGTCCGTCATGTTGTTCCGGGCCGTGATGCCATAGTATGTCTCCATGTACCAGTAGAAGCCCGAAATGTCCGTATCTGTCCACAGTCGTTTCTCAGTCTCCTTGTTCCATGGCACCGCGCCTAAGACCATCCCCCTGCCTGCAAATTCATCCGTGACAATTCTGCCTTTCAGAAGAGGGTCATTCTGTAGCACCAGGATAATGTTGTTCACGGTCTTTTTATAATTGCCGTTTCCATCCACCGCCAGTTGTCCCAGCCAGTCCAGGTTTTCAGGATTCGTCACCGTGGCTCCTTCGGCGGAAGCGAATGCCGCCATAGCCTCATCATGTTTCTCCCGCGCCATCCGGTCCGCCACGGCCTTGTCAGCCACCGCAAGCTTACTCATAGCCGCAAAGGATGGCAGCTTGTTGACTGGTGTCCCTTCTTTGGCTGCGGCGTCCTTATCACCGTACATGTGCAGACGGACCAAGTCGAATGCGTTGACCAGCTGGCCGCAACAGGGGTCGTGGGAGTGATGGGAGTACAGGAACAGGCCGCCATCATATACGATGGCGCCGCCGGTTGTCTCGCCTCCGGTGTATGTGTAACGCCCCGTTGTGGCTGTCTCCTCATACATCCCCGGGATGAATCGCTCCATTGCCTCCACGATGCCGTACGTACGGCAAAAAGCGCCTATAATACCCCGTTTTGTTGTGGGGTCCTCCTGCTTGGCCAGTCGGCGTCGTTCAATGGCATCCGCCCCTGGCACCTGGGGCCACTGGGTGACGTCCTTCCAATCCCCGTACATCCCCAGCAGCCCGTCCAAGCTGCAGAATGAGTTGTCGTATACCTGATATACATACTGACTGTCGCTGCAGCAGCTTGGCCAGTACATGAGCCTGTGCGGCTCAAACGTGGTCGGGTCACAGAACTCGATACCGATGAGGGATGCCAGTTTCCTGGCCGCCGGCTCATACTCGTCCGCTGTGGCCGTCCGGTCCACCGGCACGATGACGCGTAGTCTGGGAGCGTACCCACTGTGTTTCCGGGTGCTGTACACGGCCGCGGCGCACCCCAGCCCTCCCACGCGCCTCAGGATGTCGTCCGTCTGCCCCGCGGGAATATTGTCCAGGTCCAGTGTGAGCAGGTCCCTGCCCTCCACATGGTCCTGCTTCCTGCGGTTTTCCCGAAGGGTACCGCCCACGAATCCGCCTATGTCCTTAAGCTCATCCTGCTGCGCTTTCGGAAAAGCAAGGTACTGCTCCAGTGTCTCGTCGCCCCTTACCGGTGTGCTGAGCTTCTCTGTAAACTCGGACCACATGATGGTGCTTCCCGGCCACTGTATTGCCTTCCGGCTTCCTGCTGTGCTTATATGCAGCATCCTGTTATTCTGCACCCTGCTCCCTCCTAGTCCTTCATATAATAGTCATTTTCAAACCCGGCGCCCTTAAGTACCAGCCCCGGCGCCCAGGGTATCGGTTCGGCCATCAGGCCGCATATTTCGTCCACTGTCGTTTCCATGGGCGCGTCGATGATAACCTCGTCATGCACGTGGAACACCACTTGCAGGCCTCTGGCCGCAATTCGTTCCAGTGTCACAGCCAGGCAGTCCCTGGCGATGGCCTGGACAATGTTCTCAACTAACCTGCCTCCGTATGTATGGTCAACTGTCCATTTTTTTGATGCCTGGCTGACTCCGTAATAGTGAAGTGTTGGCTTTACACGGCCGTAGGGGTCCTCACACTCCCGTAGAAATGGCCTGGCATAATACAGCTTCCTCCCACTGGGTAGGCGGATTGTGAGAAATGACTGCCCGTAAATCAAGTCCCCTTCCAACGTGAATACAAGCCCGTTAATGCCCTGCGGCTGCGCCGTCTGCATCGCAGCAACCGCTGCATTCTCCACTTTATACCATAGGTCTTTAATCCGTGGATTTGCCTGCCTCCATCTCTGTACGATTTCAGGCAGCTCTTCCTCCGTCAGTCCGTTCTCCAGGGCGTGCATCCGGACCAGCGCCGCTGTCCCTCCCTGGTATCCCAGGGCCAGTGTTGCGACCTTACCCTTTGCGCGGTACTCATATTCCGGATTTCCCTTCACAATACGTTCAAACGGTATCCCAAACATCTGGGAGGCGGTTGCCTCATAAATCTTCCCGTGGGAAGCGAACACCTCGTTCACCCACTGCTCTCCGGCCAGCCATGCAATTACGCGGGCCTCTATAGCAGAGAAGTCAGCCACCACGAACTTATGGCCCTCCGATGGGATGAAGGCCGTCCGTATGAGTTGTGAGAGCGTATCCGGCACGTTTCCATACAGCAGACGGACACCTTCATAGTTCTTAGTCTTTACCAGCTTCCGGGCATGTTCCAGGGTACTGAGGTAGTTCCGTGGCAGGTTCTGCATCTGTGTCAGGCGCCCGGCCCAACGCCCTGTACGGTTACCCCCGTAATACTGTGTAAGACCTCGGATGCGGTCCCCCTCGCCCTTCTGGATGTCCATGGCCGTATACTTCTTGACGGACGTCTTCCCTAGCTGCTGGCGTATCTCCAGCACGCGCTGTATCTTCTCCGTCGGCTGGTCCTTAAGTAGGTCCGTCACTGTATCCTTTTTAAGGTTTTCGGCTTCCGTGCCGTTATCCCTGAGCCACTTGAGGAGCTGCTGCTGGCTGTTCGGGTTCTGCAGCCCGGTCAG